GTAATTTCCTTGGCAAACTGACTGTCAATCAGCAGTTGACGAATGTTATTTAGAGCTAGTTTTGCTTGGGATTGGTCATTGGCAATAGTGACAATGTACCATTTTTCCTTCTTTCTTACTTTGCGCCTATAACGTTCCTCTAAGACAAAGCAAACATAGAGGGCTGCTACCGCTGCAAGCAGAGTTTTGCCGCTATTGTGATTACAGATACCATTACCAATAAAAGCATTTGTGCTAGGAACATGTAGATCAAACACTCGATGCAGCCCATTCTCGTTATTGTCAATTACCGGCACCAGCTCTTGCCCATTGCCTCTTTCCCCAGAAGCAACAAAAACCAAATCACCGGTCTTAATATGCTGCAGTTCCTTCCATTCCGCTTCATCGCTTCCCATGACCATAATGGGATGCTCTAGAGTGCCGGCAATAGACAAGCCATTGGCTAGTGTAATTTTTCGGGTTGGCTCTATTTCCCCAACATACACAAGTTCTGCAGAAGCATAGCTGCCATCCAGTTGAGCTACTTGCGCAGAACACGTTTGCCATTTGCTTCCGTCTTCTAGCGTTAGCGCCTCACCACGTTCTGCCAATTCTTTAATTTCTACGCTTCCTTGATCTGTAGCAATAAGAGTGTCTCCAGTAACACAACGACGGCCAAGCGCCCAAACACCATGCGTTTTGGTGCCATCAAAGTATTCGTCTACAATCTCCTTTTGTCTATCCCATAGCTTTAGCCCTAGCGCGTATTCAGCAAACTGCGAGCACTTTAGCATTGTCAAAAGTGGTCATTGGCAAAAGCATGGATTGTGGCACAAAGTATGCCTTTCGTCCCTGTGCTGGATCAAGAATATATTGTGGCTGCATGGCTTTTGCGCCACAAATCCATCCATGAATGAGCAACGACGAGAAATCCACGCAAGTCACTAAAATATAGCGTTTGTTTGGATTGTCAGACAGTTGTACGATTAGGTCACGATCATGACCTTTGCGCGTCTTCACGTCAATATCTGGAGGAAGATCAATGGAATCGCGCTTGGCTTCTTTCTCTTGATAGAGCATGTGCTTAAGCCCAAGGTACTTGGCCACTGCCATTTCGCCCATGGCTCCAATTACGTGCATTTCTAGGGCTTTGCTGCCAGTTCTAGCCCCACCATTCCTCCCCCATAGCCCTTTTGCTTCATTCGTCCTTTGGCGACGATGGGCCTCCTCCATGGCAGCAAGGCTTTCGTCTTCGGTCAAAATGACTTGCAGGGCCATGAAAGAGGCGCAACCGCCAATATCATAACGGCAATTAGAGTGGAGAAAACAAGCCAACAATATGACCACACTGAGCGCGAAAGATGGTGGCCCCATTATTAACTTTGGGCATTTCGACGGGGAGGGCTATAGGGCTGACGGCCTAGCTAATGTCTTCACTGGCATGGGAACCAGTAGAGACAAGTCACAGGCCACTATTTCCCAGCCCATCATTTTTCTCACGCAAGAAGAACTGGAGGGGCTCTATGGCGAGTGGATTCCACGTCGAGTAGTAGACATTGTTGCCGATCAGGCCACCCGCAAAGGGTTTCGTATCTTGTTTGGTGGCGATGGTGTCAAGGCAGAGGAAGTGGTTGGCGTAGAGCAAGTCATAGAAGACTTGATGATCTTAGAAAACCTTAACCTTGCCAGCAAAAATGAAAGGCTATACGGTGGCGCCGCAATCCTGCTCTACATCAATGATGGTCGTGATGCCAGTGAGCCAGTAGACAAAACTGCCATCGTAGAAGTGGAAGGCATGGAAGTGTTAGACCGCTATCAAATTGCTCCCGTGATTGGAGAGGAAAGCCTGTATGACTATGCCAAGGCCACGTATTACCAAATCATTGCTGGCGATCTAATCCAACAGCCCAACTTACAAAAGATTCATAAGGATAGGATTTTGCGCTTTGACGGCATGTGGCTCCCCTATCACATTAGGCAAAGGAACTATGCATGGGGAATGAGTAGCATTCAGCCGATTTACGATAGCTTCCGTCACTATTGGACCGGCATTCATTCATCGGCAATGCTGCTGAGTGAGTTTGACATTTTCGTTCATAAGATTCGCAATCTTTCGCAAATGCTGGCCAATGGAAAAGAAACAGATGTGAAGAATAGGCTTGTCTTGAACGATATGAGCAAGAGCGTATATCGTGGTTTTGCTATTGACGCCGAGAAAGAGGAGCTTGAGTTTATTAGCCGTCAGTTCAATGGCATTGGCGATGTGCTGGAAAAGCTACGCATTGACATTATTGGCGCCTCTCAGATTCCTCATACTATCTTGTTTGGCGAAAGTCCCAGTGGGATTGGCGCCACTGGTCGTAGTGAAGAACGAGATTTCGCCAAGCTCTTGGGAGACTATCAAAGTAGTCACTTCCGCCGCCCATTGAAAAAGCTCATGGAGTATATCTTGCTGAGCAAGGAAGGCCCCACCAATGGGCAAATCCCTGATTCTTGGCGCATCAAGTTTAATGACCTGTTTGAGCTAAACGAAAGGGAAAAGGCTGACGTAAGAGCACGAGTGGCAGCCGTTGATGGCCGCTACATCCAACTTGGCGTCTTGCATCCGAAAGAAGTGGCAGAAGCGCGTTATGGCGGCAGTGAATGGACAATGGAGCTTACTCTTGACCCATCGCTTCCTCGTGAACTGCCCCAGCAGACACAAGGCAAACCAGTGCCTCCTGGCGGACGTGATCCCCTGAATGAACAGAATGGCACGCTGCCAATGGACGGTAGTAGGGAGGTGCAAGACAGTGAGGCGGGATTGTTTATGCCGCGAGATTTAGAGGAGCGTCGCGGTGACGTGAAGTTTGCCGATGAAGGATTGCATAGTCAGGCCGTGTCAGCAGCAAAAAGCAAGTTTAAGGTTTGGCCATCGGCTTATGCCAGTGGCTACGTGGTACAGCAATACAAAGCTCTCTATAAGGAAAAACATGGTTCTCTCTCAGGTGCTTTTAAGGGAAACGATGGTGAAATCCATGCTGATGATCTTGACCGATGGTTCAAGGAAAAGTGGGTGAGGATTGGTAGCAATGGCGAAATCATGGGGCCTTGTGGTGGTCGAGGACAGGAGGAAGGCAAACCTAAGTGCTTGCCACAGGCCAAGGCTGCAGCCATGAGCAAAGAGGAGCGCCAAACGATTGTTGCCCGCAAGCGCAAGGCCGACCCTGATCCTGAAAGGAAAGGACCGGCACGAATGGTCAGCAGCAAAGTTGATGCCATTGATCCCCTGAAAGTAGAAGGCACAATCATTAGTGGCATTGACGAAGCGGCAATCATTGAACAGGCCGATATTCAGGCGGCATTGGAGGAGTGGAAACGAGAGGCCCCGGAGCGGTACAAGACGCTTCTTGAGGCCACTGACCTTGACCCGCAGCAGCAATGATGCAGGAACTATCGCCAGTGTCCCTCCTGGCCGACTCCATTGCCCTTAGCGCAAGGCTGGACGAGGACTGGTCCTACGATCCCCGCACAGGCCGCTACCGGGCCGCCAATGGCAGGTTCTTGAGCGGCGCCACTGTTGAGGCCATCATTGATGGTCGAGTGAACAGGACAAAAAGCGACCTAAGGGCACTAACAGCCTCTTTAGCTGATGGCACTTTGAGCCTAGAGCAATGGCAAGTGCAAGTGAGGGCCGAAATTAAGCGGGCTCATATCCAAGCTGCTTTGGTCGGGAATGGTGGCCAGCAAGGAATGGACGCTGCAGCATGGGGACGTGTGGGATGGCGCCTGAGGGAAGAATATCGCTATCTGGAGGGCTTTGCCAAAGACCTTCTGGAGCAAAGGGTGTCGGTGCCTATGGCATTGGCCCGCATTGGCCTTTATGCCGATAGCGTTAGGGGCTCATACTGGACTGGCACCACCATTCGGCAAGAGAAGCAAGGCTATACGCTAATGAAGCGCATCCTTGATCCTCAGGCTCAGCATTGTCAAGACTGTCTTCGTTATGCTGCTGCCGGAATTGTGGCCTTAGGCGCTTTGCCAATGCCAGGGCAACGCTGCGAATGCAAGGCAAGATGCCGCTGCACCATTCGTTACTATCGCTCGCAAATGCCATAACGACCACTACTATGGTGGCAGTTATTCATTTTTCGTGGCACGCATTCTTTACTGTGGTGACATTGGAGCCCAGACTGGATTTGGTCGTGTAGCAGAGGAGCTTATCCCTCGCCTGTCGGACAAGCACGAAATCCATGGTTTAGCAGTGAATTGGCATGGTGATCCGTCGCCCATGCAGCAGTATTGCCGCATGTATCCAGCACAAGTTGGTGGTCCTGATCCTTTCGGCTCCCATCGCATTGCGGAATTAGCGGCAGCCATCAAGCCAGACCTTGTGTGGATCACCAATGATCTCTGGTGCATTCCGCCGTTCCTGCAGGCTCTTAAGCCAGTGCGAGAGCAAGTGCCGATGAAAGTGTATGGCTATTCGCCCATTGACTCCTATGGCATTTTCCCGGAGTTTATGCAGCATCTTGACGGACTGGACGGCCTTGGCACCTATACGCAATTTGGCAAGGCAGAACTAGAGAAGGCTGGTTACACGAAAACCATTGATGTGATTCCTCATGGAGTGGATCGCTCTAAGTTCTTCCCCTTAGATAGGGATGACGCCAGGCGAGCCATGGGCATTGCAAAGGATGACTTTGTGGTATTCAATGGCAATCGCAATCAGCCGCGTAAGCGTATTGACATTACCATTAAGGGCTTCATTCGTTTTGCCAAGCATTTCCCTAATGCAAGGCTTTGGCTCCACATGGGCATTAAGGATCAAGGCTGGGACATCATTCCGTTGTTTAATCGAGTCGCACGAGACTATGATTACGACCCGACCAGCCGTTTGATTCTGACCAATCACAACTTCAGCGTCAACAACTGCTTGTCCATTGCTGACCTCAATCGGGCATATAATGCTGCGGACATTGGTGTCAACACTTGCATTGCCGAAGGATGGGGCCTAGTCAACTTTGAGCACGCTGCTACTGGTGTAGCGCAACTGGTGCCAGATCACACAAGCCTAAAAGAGATTTTCGATGGTGTCAGGCGAATTGATTGCCTGGAGGCTGAAACTGATCGTGGTTATGGCTTGGAGCGTCCAATTCCGTCAACTAAAAGTATGGCTGATTGCTTGACGGCATACCACGAAGATCGTGGCCTTCTTGGCACGGCAGCAAAATGGTGCTTTGATCGCGCCACCGATCCCGCCTATGACTGGGGGCTGATCTCGCAGCAAATGATTGGCATTATTGATCGCTGCCTGAATGAAAAACCAGCACCTGCCTTCAAGGGTTTTGGTGCTCCGGTGAGGCTGGGCTGATGCAAGTTTCGCAAATCTTCATCAATGAAGCGAATAGCCTTGAGTTATCGCCTCATTTACAATACGCAACAAGCACAATCAAGGCTTTGTTTCCTGATGCTGACTACAAGCTCTATGGAAACGAGGATCTACGCAGCCTGATCAAAAGTCACTATGACGAGGAAGTGCTGTGGGCATTTGACACTCTCCGGCCCTATTCATACAGGGCCGATCTTGGCCGCTTTTGTATCTTGAATGCACTAGGAGGCTGGTACTTTGACATTGGCGTTAAGGGGGTAGCCCCGGTCGAGATTGGCGAGAGGATTAAACTCCTAGCCTTCCGTGATATTCAACGGTTTAGCTTTACAAGTTTTGCTTGCGCAACAACAGTTTTGTATGCCCAACCCAACAATCACGCTCTTTCCATCGCCATTCGTCAAATTGTAGAGAATTGCAAGCGGGAATACTATGGCATCACTCCATTGTGTCCAACTGGCCCGACCTTACTGGGACAGTCTTTGGCAAAGCATGGAAGTGATGCAGATTATGTGTTTGGCGATTACCTAGAGTTGACACCATCATACGAGCAAAAGAATCGAGCTTTTGTCTTGCCTGACGGTACAATCATGGCTTGGAGTAAGCCCGCTGGCGGCGGTGACTTGACTGCTCTTGGAGCCACTGGCGTCAACAACTACAACGAATTATGGCAAAAACGACAAGTCTATGCAAAGTTCTGATCTGACAATTTATGCAGGCTGTATTCTGCACGAGCCTGTGCGATGGTCTAGTGCCGCAAACGTAGTGCCTGTATTCTGTGGCGCAAAGCGTTGGCGGGCGACTCCAAGGCAACTGGTGAGCGACATGCCCTGCTCCAAATGGGAATACGATAATGGCCCGAAATCAATAGACAACGCTTATTGGGCTGACTTGTCTTGTATTGAGACAGTTTTGAGGCTTACGCAAGATTTTGATGGCAGCAGGCTGATTGGCAATGCTCAATATCGTAGGTCTTGGCATGAAGAGGCAATCGCTCCGTCTAGTTCTTCCGTGCTTTATGTTCCCCATCCAGCGCAATTTGGGTGTTCTCTTAAACAACAATTTGAAGGAGGCCACAATGGATTGCCAGGGTATGAAATGACGATGGAAGTAGCAAGTCGTGGTTTGCTGCCATTGTCCGCCGATCAACTAGACAAAGTTTGGCAACAAAACACTTTTCATGGTTGTCTTATGGCTAGAGGACCAAAGTATCTCTACGAGTCATTCATGACAATGCTCTTGGAAGACTTTTGTATGCCATTGTGGAAAGAATACGAGCATCAATTTAGGCAACAGCAAGGATACAATCAGCGCGGTATTGCATTCATTGCCGAACGGTTATTCACCGCCATGGTTCTTTATCGTGACGCATTATGCCTTGGCCCGATTGAAAGTGCTCCAATCGTATTTCACGGCTAATGAAACAAAGCACCACTCCTTTTGACCATTGGATTATTGATGATTTTTTTCCACTGGAAACTGCAAGGCAACTTGAGCAAGAGTTTCCGGCCTTTGATGATCCCATGTGGTTTCGCTATGACAATCCACTTGAGAATAAAAAGACTTGCAATCACTGGGATAGGTTTCCTCCTGTTACTTACTCCACAATTTCAGCGCTCATAAAAAATGGACCGTTTGTTCGTCTTCCATTTGACGTTAGTGGCGACATTGGTTTGCATGGTGGTGGATGGCATATTCATGGTGCTGGAGGCAAACTTAACATCCATCAGGACTATTCTCTCCATCCCAAAACTGGCCTGCAACGACGTATTAACTTAATCGTTTATCTCTCTGAAGGCTGGAGGGGGGAATGGGGTGGAGGCTTAGAGTTCTGGAGTCACGATTATGAGCGCAATCGCCCATTGCGTCTAGAGACCACAGTTCCCTGTCGTTTCAATAGAGCAGTTATTTTTCGTACTGATCAACAATCATGGCACGGTTTGCCATCGCCGCTACGGTGTCCTGACGGACAATTTCGCAAGAGCATTGCAGTGTATTACATGAGTCCCGCCAGTACAAATGCACCATCACGGAACCGGGCCATGTTTGCTCCGTCAAAAGAGCAAGAGGGCGATCAGTCCATTGAAAATCTGATTAAACTGAGGCAGCACTTCTAACGCCATGGCCCATCCCGCTCAACTGTCTTTCATCAATGCCATCAAGGGCATGTATGGCAATTATTTCACCAACAGCAAAGTCCTGGAAGTTGGGAGCCTGAATATCAATGGAACAGTACGGCAGTTTTTCGATAATCCTCAGCATTACATTGGCCTTGATGTAGGGGAAGGACCTGGAGTAGATATTGTCTGCGATGGAGATAAGTATGACACTGATGAACGTTTTGATTGTGTTATTTCTTGTGAGTGCATGGAACACAATCTGAACTGGAAAGGGACTTTTGCTAACATGATCCGCCTTTGTCGCCCTGGTGGACTTGTAATCATGACTTGTGCCACCACAGGTCGCCCTGAGCACGGTACGTCGCGCACCACTCCACAAGATAGCCCGCTAACAATTAGCAAAGGATGGGAGTATTATCGCAACTTGACACCAGAGGACTTTACGCAAAGGTTTAACCTTAGTGGGCATTTCCGTTACTTTGGGTTTGAGACTAATCCCACCGCTCATGATTTATACTTTGTAGGAGTGAAACATGACTGACGATGAACCAAAAAGCCCGTACTGCCAAGATTCGCAAGGTGATGCGAGAGTTCAAGGCTGGTACTCTCAAAAGCAGCGGTGGCGATAAGGTCAAAAACCAGCGCCAGGCTATTGCCATTGCCTTGTCTGAAGCAGGCATTAGCAAGGGAGCCAAGACGGATGACTACTGGGATTCCTACGTGCTTACCTTAACGGAAGAGGAAGATCCCGAAAGCGAAATGGAGAATGGCTGCCCAAAGGACTGAGCCTTGATGCTGCTAGCTTCTCCCCTCCATCGTCCGTGAGGGCTGCAGCGCGTCGAGGCTTAGAACTACGACGAAAATACCACAAGGGCGGCTTGACCACGCAAGAGGCTGGCAAGCAAGGGATTGGCAGTGGTGTGGCACGAGCCACGAGTTTGGCCAATGGACAAGCTCTGAGTTATGACACCATCAAACAGATGGCCGCTTTTTTCTCGCGCCACGAGAAGAACAAAAGTGGTGGCGAGAATGATGCTGGCTACATTGCCTGGCTGCTATGGGGAGGAGATTCGGGGCGGTCATGGGCTAATCGCATCATTCAACAGCAAGAAAGCAAGCAAGGCGATCGTTAAGATGAGGCTACCTGTTTCTTGGACATGGATAGTGCAGATCTGGACTTGTACGACGATGGCGAAGAAGAAGACTTTTCCATTGATGATGCCCTGCGCATCCTGAGCATCAATTCCCATCGCAATACAACGCGATGGGCAGTGGTCAGGAAAGAACTGTTTGTCAATGGTCGCCCCACTGAAGATCAAACTTACGTGGAGCCACAGTACGAAAAGCCCGACCCGGAGTTCGAGGAGAACTATCGCATGTTGTTTTTTGAGGCCATTGCAATAGCAAAGGCGTATGTCATGGCCGGGATTGAAGCCGAGATTCAGCAGACGAGGGAATCTTCAGAGCGATGAAATTGGGGTAGCCTAGGAGCCACAAGACAGACATGGTGAATAGGCCGCTAAGCGTGGCAATTTGCACAGCACTAGGCTCTAAGTCTCCACGTTCCATGCGCGAATAGGACGATTGGCTAATCTCAAGTCTTGCGGCTACATTGCGTTGCGAAAGGCCGCTATCAAGACGTGCTTGCTTAATTCGTGATGCAACAGTCATTCGCCGTTGAGCATGAGGCATCTTAAGTAAATTAGCCTGATGATTCTCCATTGTTTGATTCACTGTTGAATCATGCTACTGGGGATGATGCTAGTTTGCATAGCATTATTACATGAGCAATACTTCTTTTCGGTACGATGTAGCGCCGATTGAGAAGTACGAGCTAACCCCCGAGGGTTATTTGCGGCTTCATGCCACAATCGCTCGTACTGGTGTTCAGCATTATTCCAATGCTGACGGCTCAATTCGTCGTGAATATCGCGCCCCTGAAGATGTGGCGCTCCCTGAAAGTCTTGCTTCGTTTGCGGGCAAGAGCGTAACTGACGAGCATCCCCCAGTCCTGCTGGACAGTGCCAACACTAGAAACTATCAAAAGGGCTTCACTGGCTCTGAGATTGTTTATGACAATGGCTTTGTCCGGGCAGTCATGACGATCACGGATCAGGACTTGATTGACAAGATTCAACGGGGTGATGCAACAGAAGTTAGCGCAGGTTATCGCGTTGCCTTTGACGCCAATCCTGGTATTACTCCTGATGGTGAACCGTATGACGGCAGCCAAAAGGAAATCATTGGCAATCACGTAGCCGTGGTTAAAACCGGGCGTGCAGGCCCGCAAGTGAAATTGCATCTTGACCGTCAGGATGCCGCCGATCCTTCTCTTCTCAACTCTGGAGATTCTCTTATGACTACCGCTAAGGTGGTCTTTGATGGCGCCGACTTTGAAGTGAGCGAGGGTATTGCCCTTGCCATTGGCAAAGAACGCGCTGATGCAAAGACCTCTTACGAGGCCCTGAAAAAGCAGTACGACGAAATGTGTGGCCAAGCCTCCAAACTCAAGGAGGAAATGGACGCCATGGAAAAGACCATGAAAGGCAAATGTGATGCCGCTGATGGTCGTGCTGATGCCCTCGTTGCAGAAAACGAATCCCTCAAGGCTGATCTTGAAGCGGCTAAGGCCGTGAATGTTGACAGTCTTGTCGAAGAGCGCATTGCCCTTATCGAAAAGGCCAAGCCTGTTCTTGACAGTGCCTATGCCTTTGCTGGCAAGTCCGCTCGTGAAATCATGGTCGATGCCGTCAAGGCTGTTCGTGGTGATTCCATGAATCTGTCTGAACGGTCTGATGACTATGTTCAAGCGGCTTTCGACACCATTTCCGCTGACGACCGCAAGGATTCGTCTACTGGTCCGCTGCGTGATGCTGTGGCTTCGGCTGCCGTTTCTGCTGCTCCGACCAATTACCGCGAAGCGATGGAGAAAGCCTACCTCCGTCCCCTCACCGTTTCCAAAGGAGCCTGACCCATGGCTGTTGCATTTTCTGCGTCTGGCACTCCCACTGCGGGCGGTGTGCAGACCACTTATTCTCTGGTTCATGATGCCTTCCTTGAAGGCCAACTGGCTGATGCCCGCCCCAAAGTCATTGATTCTTACATCAATGAAACCTCTGGCGTTGTGGCTTTCGGCAACCTGATGGTTTGGAACAGTGGCAGCACTGTTGCTGACTCTGCCCGTACCATTTCTGGCGTTAGCGGCACTG